AAAGGCCATAGCCATGTGTGTTGGCATGTTACCCACGTCAATCTTGAACATACGGCGCTCTGGGGCGCGTTGCACACGATAGATAATGATACTGTCTTCAAGCAATTCTTTTTGTTTGAAAACTTTGAAAACGTTCTCTAGTACGCTGTTACCAAAAGGCCAAAAGATATCTAGACCTTCAGTTAAACTCAAATGCACAACGTGTTCTGCATTAACTACAGCTTCGTTTTGTGCATGACTGAAACGACTACCACCAGAATATGGGGTGCGGGGCTGAACATATGCGCCGCTTGCTCCACCGACTTGTGGGTGATTAGTGAAAGTATCTGACGTACTAACCGCAGTGACCGTCAAGTTCTGAAAGTTTGGATTAATGTCTTTGACTACGTATTGCTCGGGCTTCTTGCCTTCGCTTTCGTTTACAATAACTTTAGTAATCTTTGACATTTCAACCCAGAATAACTTAAACGTTTCCGGATCACGAATAAACACTTGATCGCCATACTTGATAGTATTGCGGAAAATCTTAAACATACGCTTGTTGAATTCATTTAAGTTAATCCACTGCTGTAGCTGTTCTTTGATGATTTTGACTTCGTTATCTGTTGGTTTCTCGTGAAAATGAATGTCAAACGGGCTTAAATTCTCATCATTCTTCTGAGTACTGAACTCTGCAAGAATGTCCAGCGCCGCATTAACTTCACTGTCCATGTCCATTTGTTCGTATTGATTGTAACGTTCAATACGGTTTGGATGACCAATGTAAACTTCTGGGAGTGAACTTGCAGTAGCACGATACGCCGGGTTAACCGCTTGCGAACCAGTAGCACTACCAATTGGGCTCACTGCCCCTTGAAAGTTACCGGTCTTAAAATATTTTTTCCAACCTGCCATGAATTTCTTCCTGTAATGCTATATTTATTAGCGCATTACATGGAGACTTTAAGAAGTTTGTCCAGCAAGTCTTTGTTGTCTTTGGCGTGAACGGCCATTTCTTCATGAACACCCAATTGTTTGGCCAACATGTCTTGCAATCCATTGAATGCTGTAGCAATACCGTCACCACCAGTCGTTGGGGCAGATGATTTACCAATTGCAGTAATCAATTCGTCAAGTTTGCCAGTTAAGGCATCTATGTTTGCAGTATTCATACTGACTGCCCCGCCTCCAACAGCGCTGACTAAATCGCCAAAACCCTTACTCTGAGTATCAATCATACCCCCACTGGTTGGGATGATAAGTTCAGTGCCATGTAGCTTTTCTAAGAATCCCGATGGGTCGCCGCTGACCCAACCACCGTTGGCTTTGCCCTCAGTGCCACCAAACCAGCTCTTTACTTTATCCCACCATGCACCGCTGACTGCGCCTTCAATCGCTTGACCACCACCCTCAAATGCGGGGTTTACAACATTCTTGTGTACTGAATTGATAGCTTCTTGTAGCTTCAATGTAGATGTAGTCAGACCAGCTAACGCTTCTGAGCTACGCTTTGCAAACTCACCCAACTCTGCGCCAGTCATCTTTTCCATTGCAACTTGTTGATTTGTTGCAGCTTTGGTCATGTCTGCTAGACCTTTTTCAGCAGAACCGGCAGCGCCCGCTAGATTAGCTTGGGCTGTCGCAGCATTATTAGATGCCTCTGCACTACCCATTTGTGCTGCAAGAATATTATCATAGACTTTGCCCATTTCAGCAGCTTTGCCTGTAACGCCTGCAACCCCAGCAGTACTAGTGGCCTGTGCCATTTTGTCAGCAGCCAATGCATCTTGAGTCGCCTTCATACGTTCACCAGTTGCAGTGGCAATGTTTGCATCTGCTGCGCTTACGCCAGATGCAGTATCCTGAATCAACTTCATCAAGTTTGCATTACCAGCGATAGTAGAATCTGTGACAGTACCCAATGTCATGAACTGAGTCAATGCATTTTGTACTTCTGGGCCGAACTTAGAAAGTGTACTATTGGCTTTCATGAATGCGTCTTTTTGACCAGCATCCAATTTGCCCATCAATGCTGCACGTTGACTTTCAGCACGAGACTTTTCCATCAACTTCTTGGCATCTTGACCAGTGATATCACTGATAACTTTCAAGTTTTGTGCATAGTCACGAGCACCACGAGCTAGTTCTTCAGGTGCAAGATTCTTTAAGTCCTTGCCTGCTGCACGTTGCTGGGCCATGTACGAAGCCATGACCTCGCCCTGTTCTTCATAATTGTAACCAATGGCCATCAATTCATCACGCAATGCAGCACCACTCTTACCAGTTGTCTTGGCAAGACCTTCCATGCCCTTAGCCATGACCTTAGTAGCCTCACCGTGAGTAAGTCCGCTTGCTCCCAAATCAGCAGCAGACTTGATTGCAGCCTTACTCAGAGTTTCCATGCCGATGCCAGCATCATTGGCAATCAGTCGCATTTCATTCATACCACCAGCAAAACTTGCACCCATCTTAGAGTACTCTGCCAGTGTTTGAACAGATTTTGTCATTTCTTTGGACATCTGTTCGTTGTACATCTTCTGCATTTCTGCACCAGCATCAATAGCTTTGCCTATCAATTCGCCGATGCCCGCACCAATTGCAGCGCCAATTGGGCCACCCAGCAATGTACCAACGCCAGTGGTCAACGCCATTGTAGCGTTTTTATACACTGAGGCAGTGGCATCAACTTCGGTTTGTAACACAGTAAGACCAGCGCCAATTGGATTTTTGGCCATGTCGTCATAACTGGTCATGAACGATGTAGTCAAGCTAATCGCTGATTGAGCCAAGTCAGACATGACATTGGCCAACGCAGATACTGTAGCAGTAGTGATTGTACCAGCTTTACTGAATTTGGTCAAAGACTCAGTGGCCTGTCCGCTTGCAAGTTTATTGTCTTTTAACAATTTCTTGCCAACGTCAGAGTTCTCGCCCAGACCTTTTACATAGTCTTTTAGCTTGTCCGTAGCGGTTTCTTGTTGCTTGTTAAGTGCGTCAGCAGCTTTACCTGCTGGTGATTTACCACCAAGATCGCTTTTCTTAACGGCCTCAAGAATTTTCATCAGGGTATCTTCTGTAGCAGCGTTTTGCGCTTCTACCATACCAACCCCAGGAATGTTAATTTTTACTGTACCAGCCATATTTTACCATATAAATATTCTATACGTGTATTTATTTGGAGTTCAACCATGTCAGTTTCAACAAACCCTTTAGCCAAGCATTTTCGTCAACCATCACTATATCTGTCACTACCAAGCAGAGGTCGCTTCTATCCAGACGACGGAATAGAATTATCAGCTACAGGCACAGTGCCAGTATACCCCATGACAGTTCGTGATGAGCTGGCATTAAAGACCCCAGATGCATTATTAAACGGTCAAGCAGTGATTGACGTTATCAAGAGTTGCTGCCCAGCTATCAAAGATCCATGGGAACTGCCATCAATTGATCTGGACCCGATCTTTATCGCTATCAGACTAGCAAGCTATGGTAAAGAGATGGAGTTCAACAGCACATGCCCGCATTGCAAAGAAAGCAGCGAGTTTATGCTGGATTTGAACGGAGTACTTGATACACTGCCAAAAAGCAATTTCAACAGAACCTTTACGTTTGACGGACTAGTATTCAAATTCATGCCACAAAAGTACAAGAACATGAATCGTATCAGTATGATGAACTTTGAACAAGACAAGCTGATTCAGAACGTAATCAAGAATGAGACTCTATCAGAAGAAGAAAAGATGACTCAATTCAAGGTTGGGTTTGATAAGATCCGTCAATTGAACATTGACTTGGTAGTTGATAGCATTGAAAGCGTGACCACAGAAGACGGTACAGTTGTAACCCAAAGAGAAATGATTTCAGAATTTATTGATAGTTGTAGTCGCCAGGTCTATGACGATATCAAGAAAACTGTAGACGAGTTGGTAAATGAGTTTAAGATTAAACCACTGACACTTACTTGCTCTAATGAAGAATGCGGTAAAGAGTTTCAAACGTCATTGTCATTTGACCACAGCAATTTTTTCGGTTAAGGCTTTTGCCATTGAGTGATCAGGAAATCGTTGATTTACTTGATTCAATGGAAGAGTCGGCAAAAGCCCTTAAACACGAAACTCTACAATTATGTTGGTATATGCGAGGTAGCATATCCTATGATGATGCCATGATGCTAAGTTTAGAAGAACGCAACATTATCAGTGATATCATTAAAAGGAACATTGAAGCTACTAAGAAGTCAGGACTTCCAATCTTCTGAGGACTACTACGTAGTCCAATTGATTCGCTATCGCTCATCAATATTATTTTTATTTTATTAAGGAATATTACTTAGGGGAGCGAAGCGACATTACTGTTCATCTAGATTAATCTCCACACTTTGCCCGGTTGCCCGGGACAAAGATAGTGAGTGTTTTCATCTGAGTCGCACTCCACTTAGCGTTAGAACTATAATTGACTATAATCAATATCGTAGGCGGTTGACCGGTACCTACTCATTCTGTCTATTCAACGGCGGATTTATATCTATACGCTAACATACATATAAACCGTGCTACATCGCTGTAGCGTCTTTTGGCCATGTTATTCCTGTTCAAACAATCAAATCGCGGCAGTTAAGCGATCTTCATCCTTTCGGGTAGTGATTGAGTGCTCCAAACGGCGTGGAGGCTTCCGTCCCTCTTTTTATCGAGTTGTCTCTAGGCACACGTTTTAAGACTTGTGCGAGTCGTTATCCGTTTAATTTAAGTTTGTTTAATATGTGGGAGCCATGAACACGGACTGAGATTTGTCCGTTGTAATAATCTGTTGATTCTAATACTCGGTGTGTAAACTGTTCTCTTGCCTCAATGTATGAACATTCAGCTTTTGAATAGCAAATGTAGAGTATTTCTCTGGTAAAGTTTTCGGTGCCGTGAGTTTGAACGTCTTTGTTTAATTGGTCGTTTGAGCCATAATATGTGAGCCAGTCAGAATCGATTTTTGACCGAATCTTCTTTTTCTTTTTAGTACCGTTCTTGAGTTTTACTGTTTTGTAAGTAGTTTTTGCGAATTTCGCTAGTTTTTTGCCTATGTACTTTTTGCCAGATAGATTATTGGTGATGAGATAGACGAATCCCACGCAGTCATCGGGGAGAGTTTCTACAGGTGATCCTTGAAATATCCATGTCATCAACTATAGTTATCTGATCACCACTCAGTAGCATATTTTTCAGTAACCACAGTGCTTGCGCATTTGGTTTGACATTCTTGCCAACGGAAAGTTTGAAACTCCCCTGACCAAAATTCATCTGATAATACTTCCTGAACCGTGCGTGTGTTTAAGTCAAATTGTTGAGCCAGTGTTTGCCATTCGTTGTTATGAGAGTATCTGTTTGCTACCCAGCAACATGGGAAAAGTCTTCCCTTTGCATCAATGTACAGCCCCTTGTTACCAATAGCGCAAAGAGGTTTGATTGGTGCAGCGTTGATAGATTTATTGTAGAGTTTTAGATTTGTAAAAGGAATTGTTTGCCATGATGATCGTTCTGTTAAATTTGCGACTTCTCGCTCAAATCTGTGCGTAGAGCTAATTAAATCTCTACTGGGTTCAAGTTCGTCGTCTGTGCCATAAG